TACGTCTCATCACTTACCTCCACCTACTTGGGTGCTTGTGCTTCCCAAGGCAGGAGATCCATACAGACCAAACAATCGTTGGATACCCTGATAAGCTGCATCACCTTCGTTCTGATTCTGCTGCTGTATCGCTGACCCAGCTTGCCCAAGTAGATTAGCACCAGCTCCGAATTGACTTTGGAGACCAGCCCCAGCTCCGAACACACCACCAGCTCCAGACAAAGCAGATGCACGACGATTGGCAAGCTCAGCTGCTGCCATATCACTACCCACTTTCATAGCAGATGAATCCATAGACTGTTGTGCACGAGCACCACCAAGGTTACCACCTCGTGAGAACTGACCTTTCTGCTGCCCCAGCAAACCTTCAACCGCAGTTCCAATACTACCTTGCATAGAAGTCATTTGCTTACCTAAAGCATCAGCTCCAAACAAACCAGTACCAGCAGCAGCATCTCGGTACGCTTGGGTAGCTCCGTAACTGTCTGCTGCAACCTGATCGTAGATACCACCAGTGCCCCCAAGTGCTTTCTGTTTATCCAGTGCAGCAAGCTGTTCCGGCGTCAGCTCCGCAACGTTATCCATAGCTCCTACATTATAAAGATCAGTAGCATTTGCTAAAGCATCCTCTACATAGGGTTGAGCGTAGTCTGGAAGACCTGTTGTTGTTGTTGTCGTAGCCATATTAAACCTCCTTAGTGAGCGTTATGAACGTCTCACGGTATCCGTATTCTTTAAGGGCACGTGCCCAACCTTTGCGCCCATAGACTACAGTTCTTTTGCAATCATTGAAACGTGCGAAATCCTCAAATATATTCATACACTCTGGAAGAAACTCTAACAAACCAGGTGAAGTGCAGGCAATAACAGATAGCTGTCGTTTACCTTCTATTTCTTCAAAGCGGGTAATACATACCTCACCTTCATATCTAATCCAACATTGTCCTACAGCACCTAAGCATTGCAGGAAGAGTCCGTGAGATGTCACAGCTCCTCCTCCATGTTCTAATGCTTGATCAACTAAGGGCCTTAACTTATACCACTTGTCTGCCAACTCAGGTCCACTTAATAGTCTTATCATTTAACTTCCTTATGTTGGTGGTGTGGGCCACGTTGGAGTTCGTGGGTCTACTGTGTTGGCTGGCAAGTCTCGTAGTTGTTGTCGGTACACCACCCAAGATTGTTTTTGCGCATCACTCAATGGCGCATCTAAACCCTGTGTCCAGTCGCAACTTAACAAAATGTTGTTTCTGGTTTGGGTTAGCTCCCCAAGGGCAATAGTCATTTCACCTTGATCCATATCCGACTGGAGCCTTTCCACAGCCACACCGTCGACTACTGTGTATCTAGCCGAAGGGAAAAGGCCGACTAGGAATGGCTGGTTTAGATTGGCGTCCTCTAAAGAACCTTCAAATGTGTACTCAATCTCACCAGTATCTTCTTTGTATTTTGTGTAATATTCCATTTTATCTATATGTCCTTAATGCAACAGTGTCGACCTTGTATGACGTAGGTGTCCATCCAGAAATTCCGCTAATTGCTACAAATACCGACTTAGTGCCAGCGGATACAGCTTTGGAACCAATAAATGTATGAAGACCCAGAACGCCTGTACCAGTAATACTTATACTACTTTGCGTTGTTCCATCAATAAACAGACTGTAACTTGCAGTGTCGCCTGATCCGGCAGCACCAAAGGCAGTGATATTAGTAATTGCCGTAATGGTTCCAGCGACAGGCATACTTATACTGTGATTGACGTAATAAGGGTAGGTTCCACCAGTTTGGCTGGCGTTAAAATAGGTGCTTTGGGTAATACTATTGGATAAAACATTTGTGGTAGAAACTGTATTAGCACCCAGTTGTGAATTAGCACTGATGAGCTGACCTGTAGATAATTGTCCAGATGTAATTGAATTTGCAACTATCCTATCTGCAGTTAACGTACCTGTTTGTATATTACCACCATCGATAGTGGTTATGGGAGAACCCCCAAGTATGAAGTTACCACTGCTAAATGTCACAAGACCTGAGAAAGATGTACCCACTATTGGTGTACTCCCAGTGTCTGAGCTGGAGGAAGCTGTACCTGTCACATCTATAAATAGAAAGTCAGAGAAGTAAATCAATGTGGTTGAAGTTGCAATTGCAGTTGGTGCAGTTTCCGACCATCCTGATGTAATACTAGACAGTGCAAGGGTTGACCATGTTAGTGTGGCAGAAGGAGCACCAGGTGCCCCTGTTGAAGATGATGCGTATACCCTGCGGGTAGAGAACCTAGGAGCTGGGGAACCAGTTGAACCTGGGGAACCAGTTGAACCTGGGGAACCTGGGGAACCAGTTGCACCATCATAACCACTTGCTTTATAAACAGTCCAACCATCACTTGTAAAACTACCAGAACCTTGAGCCTGTGTGAGGTTTGTAGTTGCTATCCAAAGTGCTTGACCACTGGGGGTGGATGGTACAGTTGTTGTCCATGTGCCTGTAGCTGAAGCATTACCAGTTGTCGAGTTAAACCCTTGGGTTGATGATGGTGTTGATGGGGCATTTATGCTTGAGTCATAGAGATATATAATACGCTGTATATTTGCGTCAGTCCCATCTGTTCCTGCTATCCCTGTGATTTGAGGGGTAGTAAAAGAAGATGTTGGGATATCTACAGTTGTTTCAGCTGCGTATGCTAATGCTTCAGATGTAAATAGGAATTCCCCTGATGAAAGAGATGGTGCTGTTTGAGACCACCCATTGATGGTTCCTCCGCTTAGTGCGCCAGTGGAAAATGTATAAGTGAACGTACCACTAAACAGCTGAGCTCCTGGTAAAGTAGACGAAGTGTACTTCTTATGTAGAAGTACCCTAGCACTGCTGTAACCATCAGACCTCTGTGCATAAATCACAGGTGATCCATAAGTTACAGAAGCACCTGTTTGAGTCGAAGCTCCTGATGTAACACCGCTTATTCTATATATTACATCATTATTTGAAGATAGAGAAGGCGCAGTTATTAACCAATCTGTCGGAGGTGTAAGCGTTTGTGTTACAAAATTATAACTTCCGCCAGTAGAAAAAGTGTTATTATTTTTACGATATATAGATACTTCTGCAACAGATGCACCTTCTATTTGAAAAGGGGTATCCCATGTGAAGGTAGTAGAAGATATTACCTTGATACCTGAAGACGCCCAAAGTAGTTCTGTACCCGCAGGTGGACTATCATACCAATTAGCTGGGACTCCAGAACTATCGGCAGGTGTGGATGGTGCAGAAGCAGATCTTATAAATATTATATTGGTAGAGGCACCTGTAGCTCCATCTTCAGATAACAACACCACAGTATTCCAAGTGTTAGCGTTAGTGATTGTATCTTGTAGTTTTGATATGTATCTAAATGTAATCCAAAGGTAACTACCACCGGATGTTGGAACTGCCCCTAACCACCCATTGTTAGCTGTAATAGTTACATTTTCAATATCCGTGTAATCGTACACAACGCTGGTGGGCCTAGATGGAGCAGTGTTATCTGCAGTTCTTTGATACAAATATATTGCAGTGTTACCAGACGTACCCCCTCCAGTAGATTGTCCTTGAGTTCCAGGTAGGGTTAACCCCATATTAATAGCTTGTGTTATTTGATTTGTCCAAGAATCTAGAACCGAATCTCCTGTAAAAGGTGGTCTAATAATAGCCATTATCGACTGCCTCCTTTACTGATTTGAATTTGATACCCTGAAAGATCCCAATCAAGACTTGTTTCCCCCGATTGGCTTTCAATCCTAAAGTTAAAAAACCTACCATTGAATCTAACATCTGCCTTGTAGTCTGTAGTAGTGTCAAAAGGTATTGCAGTATTAGCTGTAAAGTCAACTACCTCACCAACCTTATCGATGACATCATATTTAATGTTAACTTTAGAAGGACCATCAAACAATAGTGCTAGACCAGACACAGCTTCAGTGTCAAACTCAGGAGTAATTGCCATACGCTTACGCTCTAATACAGCCCCCGATAAGTACGCACTACCATCCACACCGACTAGTTTTGTAGGTGCTGAGAGAAGCAAATCCCCTCGAACAGCAGACATTGAATTTGTACCTGTAGGTAAGTCTCGTTTAGTCCACACATTATTACGATAGTTCCAAACATATATAATTGAGCTGGACCAGAACCAAATCTCATCATACTTATTAAACCTAACAGATTTAATTGTTACATTAGTACGAAAGAAGTTCCTCACACGCCCATCAGAGATAGACGAGATTGATCCAGGATGACCACCAAATACATAGCAATCATTACTTCCATACACAATGTGTTTACCATCCACTTCAATAACACCATCCGTATTGTTAACCCCGTAGTTATCAGTCACAGTTGCAATCTGAAAGGGAACAAAGGGTGAGTTGGTCTGTTGAATGGAGTGGATAGAGGAGTCTGTGTACACATAGAGAACACCCTGTAGCTCCGCTAGGTCTTGAATAGTTCCTGTAGAAGCTAAGATAAACTCATCTGCTGTATTAGCACCATTCTTAAAGGGGTTCCAGTTCTCAGGGATAACACCTGGACCTGCAACATCAGAGGTTCTAACAGTACCTGTGAGAGTACGACCACCTGTTTCTTTTAGATTACCTGCAACTAATAGGTTGCCATAAGATCTTATAAC